AACAGAATAGTGTATGACATAACAAGCAAACCCCCAGGGACTATAGAGTGGGAATAGTTGCTATAGTAAAAAAGATAGGAAAATACAAGGCTTTAAGGGTGTTAATTTTTATGTTGACCACACTTTGACCACATTGTCATTTATTGCGGTGATTAATTTTTCATTTGCATTAGGATATAAATGTCCATAGGTCTTTAATGTCTCAACTGTAGATGAATGACCTAATCTTCTTGAAACGGTTAATATATCAATGCCTAAACTAATCAGATAAGAAGCGTGTGAGTGTCTTAATGCGTGTACTTTAATTCGAGGGACTCCCGCTTTTTTTGCATATTTTTCGATAAATTTTGAAAAATACGATTTGACCAAAGGATAGTAATTGTCTGTAAATAAAAAGTTGATATTTTCTTTTACTAAAAACAATGACTGTAATTGCAACCATTCATTTAGAAGTTGCACGGTGTTATCATCCAAGTCTATGATACGATAGGATGACTTGGTTTTTAATGTTGAAAAATAATAATCATCTTTGGTTTTGTATATCAAGTTTTTATTGACGTCTATCAAGTTATTGTTAAAGTCCTTGATTTGTAAGGCGGAAAACTCTCCGACTCTAAGACCTGTAAAAAATAAGAAATGTATTGCATAGTACATCATTTGTTGTCTTAGATCTTCTCTTGGATTTGCTGCTTGAAATTTGTTAAATTCATCTAAGGTCCAAAACTCGACTTTTTTATTTTCAGCTTTGACATTACCTGCAATCTCAGCGGGATTACTATTAATAATATTGAGCCTTACAGCTCTTTCAAAAATCTGATGTAAAAATATGTGGATACTCTTTATGTAGCGTTTTGAATATCCTGCTGTTATTAATGTTTCTTGCCAATTATTAATAGTAAGAGCTGTAATTTTCTTTAACTCAGTATTTTTAAAGTATGATAGTATATGTCTATCAGCAATAGTCTTACGATTTATGAAAGTAGTTTCTTTTACCTGAGACTTATACCAAGATAAAAAAGTGTCATAAAAATCTTTAAATATGGTACTTTCATTATAAATTAATACTCCTTTATGGTAGTTATTTTTGAGCCTTGTATATTCAATCTCAGCTTCTTTTTTTGTCTTAAATCCTCGTCTTGTTGTCTGCTGTCTTTTACCTGTTATGGCGTCAAACCCAAGACTGATTTTAAAATAGTATTTGCCGTTTTTATCTTTTTTTATAGTCATTTGATTTCACCTCCTTTAACATTATGGGAACTTTTTAATTTAGCGTACTTATTAATTTTAGCTTATTAATTTTTGAAGGTATTATGTTATTTATATTATTTAATAAAGAATTTAAAAACTTATCACTATACTTTAATCCTTCAGCACTACATTGATACAACTCGCTTTCATATAAATCAAATCTATAATCACAGCACCATTGTCCTATTTGAAATATTTCTCGTACAACATCTTTATGACGTGATAAAAAATCATAGTTTTGAAGTATTATTGATGGAAGTAATAAATTACCAGCAAAAGTATTTGCTTGCTCTTCTATAATATTTTCAAATTCGTTGTAATAATCTTTATCAAAAAAATGATGCCCTAAAACAATATGTCCGATTTCGTGTGCTATTGTAAATCTAACTCTAGTAAATAATTCTTTACCCTTATACTTTACATCTTTATTATAATTAATAACATATTTACCGTTTTCTAATACAGAAAAACCATCTTCTGAAATACTCATAAATTCTTCTTTATTTTTATCGGGATAAGGTAGTAAAATCCAATTGTTTTTTCTACATAATTCTTCTAAATTTAAAGGATATTTAATTAGATTATTTTCTTCTTGGAAATCAATTAAACTATCATATAAATTAATGTTACTTAAATCCATACAATATATCCTCTCTATTCTCCCTGATTTTCTAATAAAGTATCTATTGTCATTTTGATTAATTTTAAGTTTTTTGGGTTAAGATCTTGAGCTTTTCTTGCAACAAATAATATATTTTCCTGATTCTCATCTTCTCCGGAAATCAAATAATTTAAAGATGTATTTAAAATATCCGCTACTTTCTGTACTTTAGGAGTAATAGGTAAATTTCTATTCCATTTTTCTATAGTTCCTCTTTCAAATTTTGCAATATCTTCTAAATCACTTATATTTTTACCTTGAATAGCTAATAAAATTTTTATCCTTTGAACTAATGGAGACGAATTTTCTATATCTTCCACTTCTTTAGATAATCTTTCAAATTCTTCTTTATGCTCCTTATCATATTGTTTCCACATATTACCCCTTTTTCTACCACTAAAAAATTTAGATAGTTCATCGGATATATCATCTTCATTCAAATCTTTCAACTCTAAATATTTTTGAAATAGCTCATTTCTTATTTCACCATAGTCTTCATCACGATATGTTATTATTTCATACTGTTCTCCAAGTTCCGAATTTTCTACATATTTTACGCCAACCCAATATGGATTTAAAAATGCCATCATCTCTTTAAATTCACTATCAGATGTAGGTTCATCCCAACCCATAAGGTAAGCTGGTGTTGTTCCAAGTATTTTGGCAAATTCATTAACTTTTGATAAGGGTAAGTCTGTAACATCTTGCTCTATTTTATGTATAGAAGTTTTTGATTTATACCCCATCTTTTGAGCTAACTCTTCTTGAGAAAGACCTTTTTCTTCTCTGAGTGTTCTTATTTTAGACCCTATAGTCAATTTTGCCACCTCCTAAAACTTTAAATTGTAAGTTAATTATAACACTTTAGTCACTTAAAGTCAATTTTTTTTGATTTTTTTATAAAAAATAGTTGACTTAAAACAAACAATATGATAATATAATTTCAGACACTAAAAGTAAACGAATGGGGGTGGTACATTGATTAAAATTGATAACTTACTTTTAAAAGACACTATTCAAGAAAAAGGCTATAAATTAAAGTATATTGCAGAACAAATGGGATTGAGTAGTTATGGTTTAGGTTTGAAACTATCGGGGGTACAGGAATTTAAAGTGTCAGAGATAAATAAGATTATCGTTCTATTATCTTTGTCAAAGAATGAAATAGAGAATATTTTTTTTGAAGATTCTGTTCACTTAAAGTAAACAAAAGAAAGGAATTAGAATATGAATGAATTAATAAAAGTAAGTACTAACGAAAAAGGTGATGTAGTAATAAGTGGTAGAGAATTACACGAATTTTTAGAAATAGAAACTAAGTATATGGATTGGTTTCCAAGGATGATAGAGTACGGTTTTATTGAAAATGTTGATTTTTCTGTATTTCTCAAAAATGAGAAAAACCCATTAGGTGGTAGACCTTTAACAGACCATGTAATCAAATTAGATATGGCAAAAGAAATTGCTATGATACAAAGAAATGAAAAAGGAAAACAAGCAAGACAATATTTTATAGCAATAGAAAAAGAATACAATAGTCCAGAAAAGATAATGGCAAGGGCGCTCAGAATAGCTGATGAAACTATCAATAATCTTAAGATTAAAATACAACAAGATATGCCAAAGGTTTTATTTGCTGATGCTGTATCAGCAAGCCGTACAAGCATACTGATAGGGGATTTAGCAAAACTACTTAAGCAAAATGGATATGATACAGGGCAAAAACGACTGTTTGAAGAACTTAGACAATCTGGATATTTAATAAAAAGTGGAAGTAGCAAAAATATGCCAACACAAAAGTCTATGGATATGGGATTATTTGAGGTCAAAGAAACAACAATAAATAATCCAGACGGAAGTATAAGAGTGACTAAAACAACAAAAGTAACAGGAAAAGGACAACAATACTTCATTAATATGCTCTTAGCTAAAACGGCTTAAAACAAAAGGAGGGCTATATTATGAAAACAACCCCTAAGACAAAAGAAGATTACCCTATAGTATTAACTCCAAGTCATGTAGCTGAAATAATGGGTTGCTGTAGTACATCAGCAACTAAATATATCAATGAGGCAAATCTGGAGTTAAAAAGAAGAGGGCTATTAGTTAATATTATTAAAAATGCAAGGATACCAAGAGACAGATTTTTTGAAATATACGGAATATAGGAGATAGCAAGATGAAAGCAACAGAAGTATCTATATCACTTACAAAAAGAGAGCTTGATATCTTGACTATGGCTATTGAGTCATATCAAGACGAAATCGAAGATGATACAGCACTTAGAGCAGAAGTAGATATTGTATGGGATGATCTATATGAACTTGGCAAAGTATTTAAAAAGGAGAAATAAAGATGAAGATTGAATTAACAGAAGCAGAAGCAAGATTAATTAAAACATTGCTACAAAATGAAATCACGAATGATGAGCTTGAGGCTGAAAGACGAGATGAACTTGTATATTATCTTGGTAAAAAGAAAGGCGAAGAGATACACCGCAAGTTATATACTACATTATCAGATACAATAGCAAAACTGTCTGATGCAGAAAACATAAAAGAAGATCATGGCTATAATATGGGATTGGCACAGATAATTGATAGTGATGTATTTAAATATATAAGTGAGGATTAGGGAGGAATTATGGATTTAAGAGATTACACTGGACACTTTTACTTTTATATTGAGGATATGGATATATACGCAAAAATGAAATATGAAGGTATGCGTAATGTTGATAAAATGACAGTTGAAAAAGATAACGATGAAGCAGAAAAAATAAAAAAGGGGATTGCCCAAAATCTTAACTGTGATGTATCGCAAGTAAGAAGAATATCAAAAGAGGAATACTTTTTAAATAATGAAGAGGAGGAAGAATAAATGGTGACTTATATCGTAATAACAGGGATTGCAGGATTATCTTTTATGGCAGGTTGGTTGATGAAGTCCTTATCAGTATCTAACTTAGTAAAGAAAGCTAAGAAAGACATCAAGTATGTGGACACTTTAAAAAGCGAGGCTTACTCTAAAGGTTGGAATAGTGGATATGGGTATAGGGATTGCTTTGAAAGATAATATTAAGGAGGTGATCGGTTTGCAGGTATATAAAAAAGCTCTTATTAGAAACGGCAATTTCTAAGTAAGAGCAAACAAAAAAATATTTAACTATGTAAATTATATATCATTAAAAAGGAAAAATCAAGGTGATATTTTTATGACTGAACAAGAAGTATTAGAACTTTTAGATAAATTTATAAGTACTTCATTTGATAAAATCAAACTTTGTTTGCTGTACAACGAAAGAGGCGGATACGCAAGTGTATTTGATTTAGCTGATGATATTAGATACGCATTTGACTTATCTGAAACTGAGGATGATTTTATAAATTCTCGTGCTCGTATGCACGGTAATGATTTTAAAAATTTAATTAAATAAGGAGACATTAAAATGACTTTAATGGATAAAGTGTTTGAATATATAAAAGAGCATCCTACCGACACGCCTACTGAAATTGGGAAAGCTCTTGATATACAAAGAGGTCATGCATCAACATATATTGAAAGATTAGTTCAAAAAGGAAATATAAAGATAGATTATGTAGATGGTAAAAAGACTTATGTATTTGTGAAAGAAAGAGACTCTGTTATAAAAAGTTTGGAGATAGCAGAACAAGCACACTTCAAGAGAGATATATACCAAAAGATGCTTAACACATATATAGAAGATTTTGAAGGTGCAACAGGCTTTAATGAAAGAGTGGAAATTGGTAAATTAATATTAAGATTATTAGAAAAAATTTAGGAGGATTTAAAAATGTCAGAAATAGTATTAAAAATAGAAGGTATTGAAACACTTAACAGTAAATTGGATGGGATAACTGCAGCACTTTTATCATTAATGGAACACGGTGCAAATATTAATAGCATACAACAACCGCAGGAGTTAGTACAAGCTACTACACCGCAAGCACCGATACAACAACCTACTACACCTAATCCTGTTCCGGTTAAGATGCCTGACAATTTAGCGCCTGCAGTTAGTCAATTTATAGGACAACAACCACATGTACAAGCTCCGCAATCTGTACCAACTACTGCACCACAAACACCTGTACAAGCTCCGCAACCGGTAGCACCTACTGAACCAACTCAACAAGTACCACAAGCACCAGTTCAAGCTCCGCAAGCACCACAAGCACCTGTACAAACGCAAATACCGACTTACACTCAACAGGATTTGGCACTTGCAGCAACGCAACTTATGGATAGTGGCAAACAACAAGATGTGCTTAACTTGATAGCAAGTTTTGGAGTACAGGCTCTTACTCAATTACCTCAAGAACAGTTTGGAAATTTTGCGACAGCTTTGAGAACATTGGGGGCGAAGATATGATAAATCATAGTGAAAGAGCGCATGCAGTTTTATCTGCATCGGGTGCAGAAAAGTGGCTTAATTGTCCACCTTCTGCAAGGCTTGAAGAAAGTTATCCTGATACATCTTCTCCTTATGCTAAGGAAGGTACTTTGGCGCATGAGATAGCGGAGTTTAAAGCAAGAAATTATTTTATTGAAACTCTACCTAAAAGGACTTTTACATCTAAATTAAATAAATTTAAGAAAGAAGAGTTGTACAAAAATGAAATGGATGAGTATACTGAAAGCTATCTTGAATATATAAAAGAAGTTGCAATGAAATACCCATCAAAGCCATATATAGCATTGGAAAAAAAGATAGATTTTTCTAAATATGTGCCGGATGGATATGGTACTTGTGACTGCATATTGATACATGGTAATGATATGCATATCATTGATTTTAAGTATGGGAAAGGTGTGCCGGTAAGTGCAGAAAACAACTCGCAATTAATGCTGTACGCCCTTGGTGCATTGGAAGCATATTCTATGCTCTATCAAATAGAAACTGTGCATTTGTCAATATTCCAACCAAGGATTGATAATATAAGTTGCTTTGAGATAAGTGCAGCTAATCTTTTATCTTGGGCTGTGGGAGAAGTAGAGCCTAAGGCAAAACTTGCTTATGATGGAATAGGAGATTTTAAAGCAGGGGAGCATTGCAGGTTCTGTAAGGCTCAAGCACAGTGTAGGGCAAAGGCTGAAAGTATAATAAGTGTGTTTCCTATCAAGGAAGAACCTGCGCTATTAACAGATGATGAGATAGGATTGATATTGGCTAAGGCCAAAGAGCTTGTTTCTTGGTCTAATGCTGTTGAGGATTATGCCTTAAATGCAATACTATCAGGTAAAGAGATACAGGGTTGGAAAGCAGTGGAAGGCAGAAGTGTAAGAGTATTTTCTGATGCTGATAAAGCTTTTGAAAAAATTGTTGAATCAGGAACACCGGAAGAAATGCTATATGAGAGAAAGCCTCTTTCTCTATCACAAATAGAAAAGCTACTTGGTAAAAAAGAATTTGAAAGTATAGTAAGTAGCTTTGTCATAAAACCTCAAGGCAAGCCTACGCTTGCACCAAGTGATGATAAAAGACCGGTCTTTAATAAGGCTAATGTATTTGAAAATATAATTGATAAAGGAGAAAATTAAAATGTCAGTAAATTTAACTCAAACAGAAGTAGTAACAGGTGAAGTAAGAATATCATATTGTAACGTATTTACAGCAAGGGCACCTTTAAGCGGAGGAGATCCTAAATTCTCAGCTACAATATTAATACCTAAATCAGATACAGCGACGCTACAGCGAATACAATCAGCAATAGAAGCAGCAACTCAAAACGGAATATCTAAGAAGTGGAACGGTCAAAGACCTCCTGTAATACCTAATCCTCTTCATGATGGAGATGGGGTAAGACTGTCAGACGGTGCAGAATTTGGACCTGAATGTAAAGGACACTGGGTAATAACTGCATCTGCTAATCAAGATAGACCGCCACAGGTGGTGGATGCACAAAGAAACCCTGTAATAAATCAAGCTATGGTTTACAGCGGAATGTATGCACATGTGTATATAAACTTCTATCCGTATTTTGCTGCAGGTAAAAAAGGTATAGGCTGTGGGCTCAATGCTATACAAAAAACAAGAGATGGAGAGGCGCTTGGAGGAGTTGCAAAAGATGCTAATGACGTATTTGGAGTGGTAGCTCAAGGGCAACAAACAGATATACCCGGTCAAGTGGCAACACTACCTAATGGGTTTGCTCCTCAAGGACAGTATCAAGCACCACAAGCTCCTTATCCCACTTATCAAGCAACAATGCCACAGGGAGTACCTACTCAAATAGATCCTATCACAGGTCAACCGATAGTACCAAATATGGGGTATTAACATGGAACATCTATCTATAGATTTAGAAACTTTTTCTGATGTAGATATAACTAAAGCAGGGTTGTACAGATATGTACAGTCCCCTGCTTTTGAAATACTGTTATTTGCATACAGTATGGATTTTGGACCGGTAAAGGTTATATCTCTTGCAGAGGGTGAACAAATCCCATCAGAAATAATACAAGCTTTAACTGATGATAATATTATTAAACATGCGTATAATGCTCCTTTTGAAATAGCCGCACTTAATAGATGTGGTTTTTTTACACCAACATATCAATGGAGATGCACAATGGTACACGGTCTTTACTGTGGTTTTCCTGCAGGCCTTGCTAAAATAGGTAATGCCATGGGGATTAAAGAAGACAAGAAAAAATTATCTACTGGAAGCGCATTGATAAAGCTTTTTTGTACTCCAACAAAACCTACGAATAAAAACAATCACAGGACAAGAACATATTATTATCATGAGATAGAAAAATGGAAAAGATTCAAAGAATATAATGCTCAAGATGTTGTATCTGAAATGGAGATACTAAAAAAATTAAGTGCCTTCCCAATGCCTGATGAAGAGCAAAGCGCTTGGATACTTGATAGGGTAATTAATGGCACAGGTGTACTTATTGATACTGAAATGATGTCTAAATCTATCGAGATAGGCCTAAGACATCAAGAGGCACTTATGGAAGAGGCAAAGGCTCTTACTGGATTAGATAACCCCGGAAGTGTAGCACAGCTTAAGGGGTGGCTTACAGATGAAACAGGTGAGGAGATAACAAGTCTTTCAAAAGAAAATGTTGAGGTCTTAAAATCTACTATTTCTAATGAAAATGTATCAAGGCTTTTGGAATTAAGAACTGAAATGGGAAAAACTTCATTAAAAAAATATGAAGCTATGCAAAATTGTATATGTGAAGATAACAGAGTTCGTGGATTGTTTCAATTCTATGGTACACATACCGGAAGATTTGCAGGAAGATTGGTGCAAGTACAAAACCTACCAAGAAATTATATAGATACACTTGATTTTGCAAGAAGCTTAGTAAAACAAAATAGTATAAGCGGACTTAAAATCATGTATGAGAGTATTTCTGACACTTTATCACAGCTGATTAGAACGGCTTTTATCCCTGATGAAGATCATAAATTTATAATAGCTGATTTCTCTGCAATAGAGGCAAGGGTAATAGCTTGGCTTGCTGATGAAAAATGGGTTATGGATGTATTTGCATCTCACGGAAAAATATACGAGGCTACAGCGTCTCAAATGTTTGGGGTACCTATTGAAACTATCGTTAAAGGTCATGAGAATTATCACTATAGGGCGCAGGGGAAAGTTGCTCAATTATCTTGCGGATATCAAGGCTCTGTAGGTGCTATTTCAAGAATGGATGCAAAAAATGAAATACCTGATGATTTAAAAGCTACTCTTGTTAAGAGGTGGAGAGCAGCCAATCCAAGAATTGTTGACTTATGGTATCTATATGAGAATGCTGCGCTTACTGCAGTAAAAGGTCAAGTTGTTTATTTACCGCATGGTGTAATATTTGCAAGAGAAGTATCAAATGATTTGGACTTTTTAACTATTACACTTCCAAGCGGAAGAAAGTTATTTTACGACAGACCGCATTTAGTTATAAATAATTTTGGAAAAGAAGCAGTGGCCTATATGGGTGTTGCTGATACTCAAAAAAGCAACTCTTGGGCAAGAATAGACATGTATGGCGGTAGATGGGTGGAAAATGTAGTTCAAGCAATAGCAAGAGACTGCTTGATTATATCTATGAAGAGATTATATCAAGAGAAATTTAAAATAGTAATGCACATACATGATGAGGTTGTAATTGAAGAACCTATAAACGGAAGACATTTAGAAGATGTAACTAATATAATGGGAATGCCTATAAATTGGGCTCCAGGACTTTTATTAAAAGCTGATGGTTTTGAAAGTGAGTATTATAAGAAAGATTAAAGGGGTGGATATAATTTGCAATATGACAAGAAAATAAATATTTCAGTAGGAAATAGTAGAAAGTCAATAACTTGGACTAATACTGAAATGATGTGGTCAGATTTTATCTCAAAACTTCAAACACCTGTAAAATCTTCTGAAACATTAGCTGAGTATATGAGATATCCTAAGTCTAAGCAAGATGAACTAAAGGATGTTGGTGGCTTTGTAGGTGGAAGCTTATCAAATGGTAGGCGCAAATCTAATAATGTACTGTCAAGGTCTTTGATAACGTTGGACCTTGATAGTATACCATGTGATGCTACTGAGGAGATTATAAAAAGAGTAAGTAGCTTGGGCTGTAGCTATGTCATCTACAGTACAAGAAAACACGAACCGATAAAGCCAAGATTGAGAGTTATAATACCGACAAATAGAATAATGTCAGCTGATGAGTATGAGCCTACAGCAAGAATGACAGCGAGTCTTATAGGTATGCAGTATGCCGACCCTACTACCTTTGAAGTGTCGAGGCTTATGTATTGGCCAAGCGCATCATCTGACAGTAAATATATATGTGAATTTGCTGATATGCCTTTTATAGATGCTGATAACATACTTAACAGATATGTAAATTGGAAAGATATATCTTCTTGGCCACAGGTTCCAGGTGCTCCTACAGTAACTACCCACAGCTTAACAAAGCAAGGAGACCCTGAAGAAAAAAGCGGGATAGTTGGAGCTTTTTGTAGAACTTATGATATTTACAAGGCTATTAATGAACTTATACCCGGACAGTATGTAGAAGCTACTGATGGAAGATATACATTCAGTGGGGGCTCCACTACAGGAGGAGCCGTTATATATCAAGATGGAAAGTTTTTATACTCACACCATGCGACAGATCCTGCAAGTGGGAAATTGTGTAACAGTTTTGACTTGGTAAGACTTCACTTATTTGGAGATATGGATTTAGATGCAAAGGCTGATACTCCAACAAATAAATTGCCATCTTGGCAAGAGATGATTAAGTATGTAAATAAACTACCGGGCATTTCGGAGAAATTAGCTACAGAACGCTATGAGAAAGCCACAGAGGCGTTTTCTGATATCAAAAGTAATATTATTCAATTTCCTTATAAAAATGAAAATACGCCTGTAATTTTAAGTCAGGCGGTGCCAAAAGTTGAATCGGATAATTGGCTTAAACTTTTAAAGATATCATCTGTAACAGGACAGCCTATAAAGTCTTCTTACAATGTTTTAATTGCCTTAAATAATGACCCGCTGCTAAAAGGTAGAATTAAGAAAAATACTTTTTCTGATAGTATCGAGGGCTTTGCACCACTTCCTTGGGGCAATAGGAAAAATGAAAACAAGGTATTTGCTTGGACTGATGAAGATTATGCAGGGCTTAGAGTTTATACTGAGATGATACTTGGATTTAGAACTAAAGAACTTATAAAAGATGCATTTGACGACTATATACAGCAAAATTCTTATGACCCTGTTAAAGATTATCTACTTGGGTTACAGTGGGACAGTGTGCCACGATTGGATACAATGTTTATTGATTTTTTCGGTATGGATGATGATGAGTATGCAAGGGCTGTATCAAGAAAGATTTTAGTCGGGGCAGTTGCAAGGGTGATGGAGCCGGGAGTAAAATTTGACTATATGCCGGTGATACAAGGTAGTCAAGGTATTGGGAAAACTACTTTTTGTGAAAGATTAGGTAAAAATTGGTTTACTAATAGTATTAAAGAGTTTAAGGATAAGACGGCATCAGAGCTTTTACAAGGTACATGGATAGTAGAGTTTGGAGAGTTGGAAGGCTTTTCTAAGACTGATATAAGAAGAATAAAAGGTTTTTTAACACAAACGACGGACCACTATAGAGCTGCTTATGCATCAACTACTGAAAAGCATCCAAGAAAATGTGTTTTCTTTGGAACTACTAATGACTATACCTATCTTTTGGACCCTACAGGAAACCGAAGATTTTGGCCTGTGGATTGTAATAAAGATAAGATTAAACTAAAAGTATTAAAAGACCTTACAAGTGATTATATCGACCAATTATGGGCGGAGGCAGTAGCAAGATGGAAGATAGGAGAGCCTTTATACTTAGATGATAGGCTTGAAAAAATTGCAGATGAAAAAAGAGACTTACACAGAGAAGTTGATGCAATGCAAGGACAGATTGAGGAGTTTATATCTAATAAGATACCTGATAACTGGGATGATTGGGATATTAACAAAAGGCAGTCTTTTTGGAGTGGCTTTGGAAATGAAAATCTTACATTGGTTGATAGAGATAAGGTATGTGCAGCTGAGATATGGCGAGAGATGATAGGAGATAGACGACCTATGTCAAGACAGGATTCAATAAGAATTAATCATTGTCTTGAAAACATACCTGGGTGGGAAAGATTGCCAAGTGTAACAAGATTTGGGAAAATTTATGGTAAGCAAAGAGGCTTTAGAAAGAAAATCTAATTGAGAATGGACTAAAAATGTATCATTAGGTAAAAATAGCTTAAAATACTATCTAAGTATTGGAAATACAATATCTTAAGCAAGTGGCAACAAAGTTTTTTCTTTCAACGAAGTTTCAATGCTTTCAGCGTCAACAAAGTTTTTTAAGAATTGCTTAAGGTGGCAACAAAGTGCAACAAACTTTTTGACTTTGTTGCCGGACTTTGTTGACGGTCAAACCCTTATTATTACTATATTTATTATTATATGGCAACAAAGTAACATAAATAATATATAAAATAAATAAAATATAAAATAGGCATATTAGGCGTGTATATATACGCCTAATACACCTAATTATAAATAGTATAGAAAACGGCATCGACTTTGTTGCCGTATGGAGTATTGAGAATGAAAATCACAGAAAAAAATATAGAAATTTATTTACGAGATAGGATAAAAAAAGTTGGGGGCATAGCATTTAAATTTATCAGTCCCGGAAATGATGGAGTACCTGACAGATTGATATGCTTGCCGGATGGAAAAGCGATATTTGTTGAGTTGAAAGCACCGGGTAAAACTACAAGGCCTTTACAAGACCTGCAAATAGCAAGGCTTAGAAACTTAAATTTCAAGGTTTTTATTATTGATAGCAAGGAAAAAGTGGATGAACTTTTGGAGATGATTCATGAAAAAGCAATTTAAACCTTACGCATATCAACAGTATTGCATAAACAGAGTTATAAGTGATGAAAAATTGGGCCTATTCTTAGATATGGGATTAGGCAAGACTGTAATATCACTTACAGCAATAAATGAGTTGAAATATAATAGATTTTTAATACGAAAAGTGTTAATAATAGCGCCAAAAAAGGTGGCGGAGATAACTTGGAGCCAAGAACAAAAAAAGTGGGAGCACCTAAAGATGCTTAGGATATCTATGGTGCTTGGTAGCCAAACCACAAGGATGAGAGCTTTGAATACTAATGCAGATATCTATGTTATAAATCGTGAGAATGTGCCTTGGCTTGTGGAGTATTACAATCACAACTGGCCCTTTGATATGGTCATCATAGATGAGCTATCAAATTTCAAAAGTCACAGTGCAAAGAGGTTTAAGGCTTTGAAGTTAGTCAGGAACAGAATAACAAGGCTTGTCGGCTTGACAGGAACACCAAGACCTAATACTTCACAGGATTTATGGGCGCAGATATATTTATTGGACCAGGGAGAAAGATTGGGAAAGACAATCACGCAATTTAGGAATAGGTGGCTTGACTCTTTTCAGATAACAAATACAGGAATAAGAGATTATACTGCCAAACCCGGTGCAGAGGATTTAATAGCAAGGCAGATATCAGATATATGTATTTCTATGAGTGCAGATGACTATTTACAGTTACCTGATATTATATACAATGATATTCCGGTAGGGCTTGATAAAAAATCAGAGGCAAAATACAAAAAACTTGAAAAGGAAATGCTATTACAAATAGATCCGGAAACTGTTGTAAGTGCACCATCAGCAATTTCACTTTCGAATAAACTGTTACAGCTCTGCAACGGTGCAATATACGATGAAGATAGGCAGGTGCATGAAATACATGATTGTAAGATAGAGGTATTGCTGGAGACATTAGAAAAGCTTAATGACCAAAGTGCACTTGTTTTTTATAATTATAAGCATGACAGGGATAGGATATTAAAAGCCTTGCCTGATGCAAGAGAATTAAAAACACAGCAAGACCAGGATGATTGGAACAATGGGAAAATCAAAGTCTTACTTGCGCATCCGCAATCAGCGGCATACGGACTGAATTTGCAAGAAGGCGGTAACCACGTTATTTGGTTTGGTCTGTCTTGGTCTTTAGAGCTTTACCAACAAGCTAATAAAAGGTTACACAGACAGGGACAAAAAAATAAGGTTTTTATACACCATTTGGCGGTTGTAGGTGGCAGAGATGAAGATGTATTAAAAGCATTACAAGACAAAGATAATGCACAACAAGCATTACTTGACAGTTTAAAAGCAAGAATTGAGGCGGTGAAGAGATGAAAGAAAGAACCTGTGAAATAGCGTATCGCATGTATGTTGATGAAAATAAGAGCGTAGAAGAAATAGCGGAAGCTTTGGGAGTAAAAGCAATAACAATAAAGTCATATCTCAATAAAAGTCATGCGTTTATAACTTATAAAAAAGAACGAAAGAAATACAAGTCATATCAGCAGATAAAAGCGGAAAGTGAAAAATTTCAGCAAGAACACGGTATCAGATGGGGAGACAAGTATATTAAGATAGATGAAGGGTGGAGAAAATAAATGATGATGCATATTGAATACTCACCGGCTATATTTTCTGTGACTAAATATCGTAATGCATGTGGTTTTATGAATATAAATCTTGATAATTTTTTTCCAACAACAAGTAAAAAATTTAAGATTTTTATGTCGGCAATACGCTTATCTTTACAGCAAGAAGAACATATACAGACTTTAAAAGATTATTTTAAAAATCAAATTAATAATTGTGAAGCAGAAATTAAGGCACTTTCAAAGACTTATCTTGATGCAAAACAATTAATAGCGGATTCAAAAAATTGGATAGAAACTAAGAGAAAACCAAACGGACTACGATTCACAGAGGCAGAGATAAAGCAACTGCAAAAAGATTTAAAGTTGGCATTAAAAACAGAAAAGCGTTGCGATAAGGAGTTTAATAGGAATAAAAGATATATAAAATCATATCAAGCACATATAAAGGAGTTGGATAAATGGGGATAAAGGAAGAGTTATTTAATTTGAGACAATTATCAAGAACTATTGATGCAAAGGAAAGAGAGTTAGCACAAGTCAGAAGATATTATAAGACTTTACAAGGTATTGATTATTCAAAGGAAAAGCTGTCAGGGGGGCTAAAATGTGATTTTACTGATACTGTTGATAAGATAATAGACCTTGAAAGAGAAATAACAGCAGATATTGATGAGTTGTGTGACAAAAAAGAATACTTAAATAAGCAGCTTAAAAAAATATTATTTGGTGAGGAATATCTAATAATTCAAATGTATTTCTTTGAGGAAATGAATAATGAGGAGATAGCTGTAAAGATTAATAGGAGCTACAGTACAGTAAAAAGAACAAAAAGAAAGGCTTTTGAAAAAATTTTAAAAGTTGACCCACAATGACCCACTAAGATGTGATACAATAGTATCGTGGAAAACTCCTAAAAAATATTTTTTATCAGCAAAAAGACTTCTTAATTGGAGTCTTTTTTGTTATAATGGTGACAGATTAAAATAATTTTTTAGGAGGGAGTTATGGATAACAAGTTAAAACTTCAAGTAAAATGTCTTGAAGAAGAATGTAAAAAATATATTGAAATAATTAAAATTTCTCAAGAAAGGATACCAAGTTATAATAGATATGATTTTGTATCAGTATTTTATAAAGGTTTATTTTTTGACTATTATACCATAGAAAAATTAAGGGGCATATCGCTTCCAGCTAATATTGAGCTAATGGTATTAAGAAATATGTGTGAGCAGTTAATTGAGTTCATATATTGTTTGAGGAGGTTAGTAAACTTTGGAGATTGGTTTGGTGCAGGAGAAAGTGAATATAGCAAAAAAAATCAAAAAGACAGTGAGTATGAGTTAATAAAAAGTGAGATTAAAAATATTAATTCTAAAAGATATAATAAGGCAAAGGTCTATGAAATGTGTAATTTTATAGATGGTGGAAGATCAAAAGAAAAAATAGGAACTTTACTTTATTTAGGGTATAGTGTTCTTTCAGAACAAGTTCATAACTCGTACTATAATATGTATTTAGATAAAGTAACTAATGACCGATACTCAGAAATTAATGTTAATGATACACAGATTATAAGTTTTTTTAATATATTTAAATTAGAATTAAAGATGGAATCTGAAAACCAAAAGAACTCTTAACAGGGTTCTTTTTTAATGCAAATTATCGAAAGGCGGTGATGTATTTGTCAATTAAATTGACGCTGAAACAGAAAAGATTTGCTGATGAATATATCATCAGTGGGAATGCTACAGATGCTGCAAAAAAAGCAGGATATAGCGAAAAGACAGCTAATAGAATAGCTACGGAAAACCTGTCAAAACCTGTTATAAAACAATATATAGACCAAAGACTCAAGGAACTTGATGATAAGAAGATTGCAAAGCAGGAAGAAGTTTTGCAGTATTTAACTTCTGTGCTAAGAGGAGAAAGTGAATCGGCTATTGTGGTTGTTGAGGGATGTGGTGATGGATACTCAGAAGCAAGGACGGTTAAAAAAACTCCTGATGAAAAGGAAAGATTAAAGGCTGCTGAACTTCTTGGGAAAAGATATAGGATTTTCTCTGAGAAGTCAGAAGTTGAAGAAGAACAGCTTGATAAGTTAGATAAGATACTTGGGGTGATTGATAGTGAAGCTAAGTCCTAAGCAAAAAGAATTTTGGAACAACTGTAACAGAAGATGGAATATTAAGAGCGGAGCGACAAGGTCGGGTAAGACTTATCTTGATTATTATATAATAGCAAAACGTATAAGAGCCTGTGAAGATAACGGGCTTATTGTACTGCTCGGAAATACTCAAGGTACATTGGAGCGTAATATTCTTGACCCTATGAGAAGTATTTGGGGAGACAAACTTGTAGGTCACATTTCATCTAATAATAAAGTAAAGTTATTCGGTCGTGAGGCTTATGCTCTTGGAGCGGATAAGAAAAATCAAGTGGCACGTATTCAGGGGGCGGGCATTGAATATTGCTATGGCGATGAAATTACTACTTGGTCGGAGCCTGTTTTTCAGATGCTTAAGTCAAGACTTGATAAGCCAAATTCGTGTTTTGACGGTACGTGTAATCCTGACAGTCCAAACCATTGGTTTAAAACATTTTTAGAGTCAAATGCGGATATATTCCATCAGCATTATATAATTGACGACAATCCGTTTTTGACTGAAAAATTTGTTAGAGAGTTAAAAAAAGAATATGCAGGTACAGTTTTTTACAACAGATATATACTTGGTCAATGGGTGAGAGCAGAGGGAGTAATATACCCTATGTTTTCACGAGAAAAGCACGTTGTACCATCTATTAACAGAAACTATGAACAGTATTATATATCTGTGGACTATGGAACATATAACCCGACATCAGCCGGTCTATGGGGGCTATGTGAAGGTAAATGGTACAGGGTAAACGAGTATTATTATGACGGTCGAGCAAGAGGAATTCAAAGAACGGATGAGGAACATTATAAGGCAATAAAAATTCTTGCAGGTGACAAAAGTATAAGAAAGATAATAGTGGATCCGTCGGCTGCAAGTTTTATAGAAGTAATAAGACGTGACGGTCAATATTATGTAGAACAGGCAAGCAATCGTGTTATAGATGGTATAAGAGATGTCGCTGTGCATTTGAATGCGGGCGATATTTTAATTTGTGATATATGCAAAGACTGTATACGAGAATTTGAAGGATATTGTTGGGATGATAAATCCATAGAAGACAGACCTATAAAAGAAAACGACCATGCTATGGATGATTTGAGATATTTTGTGAGATCTGCATTTAATGCAGACAGGTTCAGTTTTTAAAAAGGGGGTGTAATTTTTATTGCTTAATATGAGTTTGTTTAAATATATGTTTGATAAAAACAGAGCTATGACAAAACTTGAATTTTTTGAAGCTGAACTCAAGGCTTGGGAGACTTCACAAAAACGCATAGAGATGTTGGACGGTCAAAGATATTATGAAGGTACTCACGATATATTAAAACGTAAAAGGACAATGATTGATGATAACGGACTTGAGGTGGAAGTAAAGTATCTTCCTAATAATAAAATCATCGACAATCAATATTCAAAACATGTTGATCAAAAGGCTGATTATTTACTTGGTAAGCCGTTGTCCTTTCACAGCGAGGATAAAGATTATGAAAGACAGGTTCAAAAAATATTGGGAAAGAAGTTTTTCAGAACCATAAAAAACTGTGCAATTTCATCTTTAAATAGTGGAATTGCTTTTTTATACCCATATTACAACAACAATAGTGAGCTTGATTTTAAATACTTTTCCGGATGTGATGTCTTGCCTTTTTGGAGAGATGATACACACACTGATTTGGAATGTGCTTTAAGATTATATAATGTGGAAGAATACACAGGCACTGTCAAACAAATAAGCAAAAAAGTTGATTTATTTGAAAAAGACGGCGTTACAACTTACGACTTTACCAATGGTAAGTTGAAGTTGGAAAAAGACAAAACATCATATATAAATCTTAACGGTCAAGGATATAACTGGGAGCATATACCACTTATTGCAATAAAATATAACCATAGAGAAATACCGCTTATAAGACGTGCAAAATCAATACAGGACGCTATAAACTTACTTCAATCCGACTTTACCAATAATATGTCCGAAGATGTAAGAAATACTGTGCTGGTGCTTAAAAATTATGACGGCACTAACCTTGATGGTTTTAGAAAAAACTTGGCGACATATGGAGTAATTAAAGTCAGAACAATGGACGGTATTGCAGGTGATGTAAATTCATTGCAAATTGCAGTAAATGCAACTAACTATGAGTTGATTTTAAAGTTGCTGAAAAAAGCCTTGGTAGAAAATATGAGAAGTTATGACGTCAAAGAAGAGAGTCTTTCAGGCAATCCTAATCAAATGAATATACAGTCAATGTATAGCGATATGGATCTTGACGCAAATTCTATGGAGACGGAATTACAAGCAAGTTTTGAAGAGATACTTTGGTTTGTAAATAATCACTTGGCTAATAATAACCTTGGTAAATTTGATGATGATATAGATGTAATATTTAATAGAGACATCCTTATCAACGAAGGGGAGGCAATTTCAAACTGTGTCAAATCTGTCGGCTTGCTATCTAACGAAACTATAATCGCCCAGCATCCTTGGACAAAAGATGTAGTCATCGAACTTGAAAGAATAAAAAAACAAAAAGAGCAGGAGTTAAAAGAGTTGGAAAACTACGCAGCTTTCGGCGGTGATATACATGCTCATGAATAAAAAACAATTGGAAGATGCCTTTACAGCTCTTGAAGAATATAGAAACAAAAAAAGTGCAGAGGCTTATAATAAGGTCCAAGATATATATGACAATGCAGACAGGCAGATAAAGTTGCTTATTTTTTACTATTTTTCCATTATGTCCCAACGAGGTGAGGTAAGTTTTGAAAGTGCTAAAAGATTTTTAAAGTCTGAAGAACTTAAAACATTCAAAGGTAATATAAAAAGTTATATTGAAACCGCAAAACAAATTAAATATCCTCCTAAACCGTCGGCTAATTTGCAAATGATGATGAGTAGGCAAAATATAAGCGTTGCCGATGCTTTGAAAACAGAAGTAAATCATCAAATTGAATATGCTTTTTCTACCTCTTATGATATTCTTGAAAAATATATATCTGATATCTATAAGGAAAGCTATTATAAATCAGCATTTGAAATCCAAAAAAGTACCGGATCCGGTAAGCTCCTGCCACCACCAAAAGATATGGACAATCTTATGGGACTTCCTTGGAAGATTGATGATAACAGCATATCTGACAGAATATGGAAAGATAAAAGCAAGATGATGAGAGAAATCGAAAGGGAAATTGCTATTGATATCAACACAGGTAGAAGCCCGCAAATAAGTGCTGAAAATATATCTCAAAAGTTAGGAGTGGCGAAGAGTAATGCTAAGAGATTGATATTAACCGAAGAGGCGAGATTTGGGAGTATAGCGCAAATGCAATCGTACAAGGAAATGGGGATTGAAAGATATGAGATACTGGCAACATTGGATCTTAGGACAAGCAAGATATGTCAAGATATGGACGGTATGATATTTTTTGTAAAAGACTATGATGTCGGTGTAAATGCCCCACCCTTTCACCCAAGATGTAGGACAGTAACTATTCCATATTTTGACGATGATATTAAATCAACAAGAGCAGCAAGGGATATTGAGTCAGATAAAACGCATTATATAAGCTCTGATATGACATATGATACTTGGAGACAAAAGTATGTAAATGTGGATAAATCAGAAGAAAGCGGGTATAATATAAATATAAATTTACAATTATTTGCCAATAAAGATTTGCCGAAACAGACAATCAAACAGATGGAAAAAGGCATTAAATCATACAAAAAACAAATTGATATCCATAATGACAAAATAAATAATCCGCAAAAGTACGTTGAAAATTGGGATAAATTGGATAAACTTAATCAGGATGGGTTAATTAGACATTGGAATAAAGAGATAGAAACATTTAATAAAAATATTCATGATAATATCGAAGAATTGAAGAAAAGAGGTGTTGAAATTGATTAAAAATGAAGATTGGACATGGACACAAGAAACTCTAAAATCTATAATTTCAAGAGTAATACAAAGACGTGATGAATATGAAAAAGAAAAGCAAAATGATTTTGATGCAGGTATAGTTATGGGATATGACTTTGTTATTGATATGTTTAAAAATGATTTGGAAGGCAGAGGTTATAATTTTGATGAATTTATGAGCTGAAAGTTTTATGGCTAAATAATATATTCGAAAGGTTATAGAAAATATCTTTAAAAGAAAATAAGAGCTATTTTATTATATTAATCAAGTATTTAAGACACTTTGAATCAGTGTCTTTTTTTATGCCGTCTTTTTGGTATTGCAGACGATAAAGAACAAGACAATAACAGCAGACTGAACTGCGATAACAAATGTATTTGAACTAAGGAGAAATAAGATGAAAAAAGAAGAATTTATTAAATTAGGACTTGATGAAGAAACGGCAACTAAATGTGAAACTGCGTCTATGGATGAGCTTAAAAAGTTTATTCCAAAGAGCAGATTTGACGAAGTAAACGAAGAAAACAAGGTATTAAAGTCAAACTTAACTGAAAGAGATACACAACTTGAAACGTTGAAAAACAGTGCCAAAGATAATGAAAATTTAAAAGTTGAGATTGAAAAACTTCAAGGAGAAAATCAAAGACAATTAGAAGAATATCAAGCTAAAATAGATGAAATGAAGGTAAATAGTGCTATTGAAAATGCCTTGCTTGGTGCTAAGGCTAAAAATATTACCGCAGTTAAGGCTCTACTTGATACAAAGACTGTCAAAATTGAAAAAGACGGGAGCGTTACAGGTATTGCCGAACAGGTCGAAAAACTGATAGCTGATGACAATACGAAGTTTTTATTTGATATTTCTTCAAGTAACCAAGGCTTTCAAGGTCTTAATCCGATGAATTCAAACAATCAAAATGTAGACATCAACTCATATGAAGCAAGGTTGATGAATGCAAGGAACCAAAACAATCAGCTTGAGGCTATCAAGATTAAACAAGAGGCGGCGGCTGAAGGTATCACATTATTATAATTTTAATTTTAAAAAAGGAGACATATTATGCCACAAGTACAAGGAATAGGAAATCTATGGAATTTACCAAATTATTCGGGGGAACTTTTCACAGCTGACCCTACGCAAACACCGTTGCTATCAATGATAGGAGGACTTACAGGCGGAATGCAAACAGATAATTTTGAATTCCCAACAGCTGTATTGTTTGACTATCCAACTCCGGCACAACCTGCCATATCTGAAGTTGCATCTGCTACTGCACCTGCCGCATCTCATATAGCAAGAACGCAAGAAACAAATGTCGTGCAAATCCATCAGGAAGTTATTGATATAACTTATGTAAAACAATCAAATTCAGGTAGAATGTCAGGAATAAACACTGCAGGTCAAAGAGCTAATCCGCAAGATGAAAAAGCATGGCAAATACAACATAAGCTCGTAAAAATAGCAAGAGACGTGGAATATTCATTCATAAGCGGAACTTATAAAAAGGCGACAAAGGCTGATGAGGCTAATAAGACAAGGGGTATGCTCGAACTTTGTACATCTGCAACGTCAACTTCGATAGATGCAACGACAAAACCTCTTACAAAGGAGCTTTTAAATCAACTTTTCAGAGATATGGCAAATAAAGGGGCATATTTTGATAATATGGTTCTTTTCTGCAACTCTTATATTAAACAGGCTATATCTGAAATATATGCCTCACAACTTGGAAGAAATGTAATTACACCTAAAAATGTAGGCGGAGTCAATATCAATCACGTTGAAACTGACTTTTTCGATATGGGGATAGTATGGGACAGATTTATGCCGGCTAACGCTATAATATTAACCGATGTTGCACATATGGCACCTGTATTTCAGGCGGTACCGCAAAAAGGTGTATTATTTGCTGAAGACTTGGCAAAAATCGGTGCAAGTGATAAGACACAAATTTTCGGACAAATAGGACTTGCACACGGAGCGGCTTTCTTGCACGGCAGCATAACAAATATCAAAGTAGCATAGGGGGTTTTTATGGCTAAGTATAAATTTATTCAAAAGGAAAACACTCCAAATTCCATATGGGATAACGGCATTATTTGCCGTTTTTCCGACGGAGTATTTGAAACGGACGATGAGGATATAGCAAATAGGCTTATATCTTTTGGCATTGAGTTTGAACGTTTGGATGTGCAAGATGAAACAGATATGCAAACGGATAATGAAGAAAATGAACAGATGAACAACCAAACTGATGATGTTGTTGATTTAAACAAGTTGTCAGTGGATGAGCTGAAAAAATACGCTAAGGATAAAAATATAGACTTGGACGGGATAAATAAGAAAGCTGATATTATAAAGGTTCTTGAAGGCAAAGATAATGATTGAAGAAATAAAACTAAGGCTTAAATCATTAGGTTATGTGGCTAATGAGTCTGATGACGACCTAATAAAGATGTTTATTGCAAAGGAAGAGGAATATATTAAGAATTTTTGTAATATCAATCAAATTCCAAATGGTCTAAAATACAATTTAATTGAGCGTGTTTGCGGTAAATTTTTGCTTAATATGAAAAATACGGGCAAGTTAAATGACTTATTTGAGCTTGACGGTGTAAAATCCGTCAGCTTAGGTGATACTTCGGTGAGTTTTGACAGCGTATCTATGGAAAAGAAGATAGATAAACTTATTTCATCAATGATTGACAGCGGAAAGGAAGAGCTGATATGTTATCGAAAAGTGAAATGGTAAGACGTGCTATAGAAATGATGTATGATGGAAAGTGCGATATCATTGAGCATATCAAATACAAAGGCGATAACGGAGCAACTTATTTTAAAGAGAGCGTAAAGTATAAAAATGTACCTTGTAGGCTCTCTTTTTCTTCAAGCAACGTTGCTAATCAAACGGACGGTAAGGCTGAAATATCACAGATAATAAAAGTTTTTATGTCAAATGAATATGCAGTTAACGCGGGATCTAAAATTGTCATAACTCAAAACTCACTAACTAAAAGCTATAAGTCAAGTGGTGTGCCATCGGTCTATGAAACGCATCAGGAAATAAAACTTGAATTATTTGAAACTTGGGCTTAAAAAAAGGGGGCTTGCTTATGAGCGTGGACCTTAAAGATTGGGATGAGTTGATGAAAAGACTTGACGAGGCAAAAATCGACGACTTTATATTTGACTGTGCGAAAGACTTGGGGCAAAGAACATTAAGAGAGGTAAGGCGAAATACTCCTGTATTGTCGGGTGTATTAAGGCGAAACTGGAAGATAGCGGAAAAAAACAAATATCGTGGAAAGTCCGTGGTCAAGGTAGAAAATATTACTTCATATGCGTCCCATGTCGAATATGGGCATAAACAACAGGTAGGAAGATATGTAAAAGCTATAGGTAAAAGGCTTGTAAAGTCATTTGTAAGCGGCAAATACTTTATGCAAAAATCTGTCGATAGTGTCAATGACCATACAGACGAGATATTGGGCGAAAAGGTCAAAAAAAAGTTGGAGAGTGTGATTAATGGTTAGCAAGATTTTAGATGCAATCAGCAGGGCTTTAAGCAATGAATTTGGCTTGGAGTATGAAATATATCTTGAGAGTGTAAAACAGGGCTTACAGGAGCCTTGTTTTATAGTTACATGTATCAACGAAAAACAAAATCTGTTTTTTGATAAGAGATATTTAAGGAGACATAAGTTTTCTATAACTTATTTACCAAAAATTGATGATATAAGTGATTTTCATAATATCGGTCAACGGCTTTTTAAGTGCTTGGAGTATATAAAAGACGATAAGGATTTGATAAGGGGTGAGAATATGAGTAGAGAAACAGCGGATAATATGCTTGTATTTTTTGTCGATTATGATTTCTTTGTAAGAAAGATGACTGATAAGGATAAGATGGAAAGTCATTTACTAAAATCGAAATTAAAGGACTAAGGGGGAAACATGGCAAAGTCTGTAAAAAATAATGAAGTTGTAAGCAACGAAACACCTGTCTTTACCAAAGAGCAAATTATAAACTCTAAACAGTTTGCTAACAGACAAGACGCTTTGGCGGTGATAATAGAAGATGATGAGGAGCTTACTATAGAAGAGGTAAAAGACAGATTAAATAAATTTATGAGTGAAGAGGTGAAATAATGGCACTTGGTGGCGGAACCTTTTTGGTTCAAAATAAGAAACTTCCGGGAACTTATATCAACTTTATTTCAGTAAAAAAAGCAACTGCTAACCTGTCTGAAAGAGGATATGGCACAATGGCACTTGAGCTTGATTGGGGGTTGGATAATGAAGTTTTCGAAGTTACGAACGGTGATTTTCAAAAAAATTCAATGAAGATATTCGGGTATGAATATACTCACGAAAAATTGAAAGGCCTAAGGGATTTGTTCTCAAATCTTAAAACTTTGTATGCTTACAGACTCAATGGTGGAGTAAAGGCAACAAGCACAATAGCAAGTGCAAAATGTAGCGGTATAAGGGGCAATGATTTGTCTGTTACCGTGGCAAAAAATATTGATGATGCACAAAAATTTGATGTTACTGTAAAATTCGGCAATATTAAGGTGGATTTTCAAACAGTGACAACGGCAAAGGAGCTTAAAGACAATGATTATGTTACTTGGAATAAAGGTGCCTCACTTGAGGTAAGCCCAAGTATAAAATTATCAGGCGGTACTAACGGTACTGTGGAAACATCTGCACATCAGACATATCTCGATAAAATAGAAAGCTTTTATTTCAATGTCATAGGTCTTGTAAGCACTAATGAACAGATTAAAAGTCTGTATGTTAATTTTACCAAGAGGATGAGGGATGAAGTAGGAGCAAAATTTCAACTGGTGGTGCATAATAAGGCTGCCGATTATGAAGGAGTAATCAACGTAAAAAATACAGTGTCAGATGAGGGAGCTATAGCGTCATCTCTTGTATATTTCGTTACGGGTATTGAGGCATCCTGCCCTGTAAATAAGTCATGCCTTAACAAAAAATATGACGGTGAGTTTATGCCTATATGTAATTTTACTCAATCACAACTTGGTAAGGCTATAGATGATGGTGAATTCACATTCCATAACGTAGGAAAAGATGTAAGAATATTATCCGATATTAATTCGATGGTGTTTGTGACAGATGAAAAGGGTGATGTTTTTAAAGACAATCAAAGTATAAGGGTAATTGACCAAATAGCAAATGATATAGCAGTGCTTTTTAATACAAGATATCTTGGAGTAGTGCCAAACGATAATGCAGGGAGATTGTCGTTGTGGTCGGATATAGTCAAACATCACCAAGTGTTACAGGAAATAAGGGCTATTGAAAAGTTTGAAGATAAGGACGTAACAGTTGAACAAGGTGAGAGTAAAAAAGCTGTACTTGTAACAGACAGAGTAACCGTAGTCAACGCTATGGCTCAACTTTACATGCAAGTATATGTGGCTTAAATAAGGGGGTAAGATTAATGGCTAACGCTATAATGAAAGGCAAGGATGCCGTATCGGCTAAACTTGCGGAATGTTTTGTAACTATAGGGACAAACAGATATAATTTCATGCAGGCAATCAATGTTGAGGCTAAGTTTGAAAAGACTAAAAGCGAGGTTCCAATATTAGGTAAAACGGGAAAGGGAAACAAAGCTAACGGATGGAAAGGCACAGGAAAGGCAAGTTTTCATTATAATACGTCTATATTTAGGGATTTGATGCAAAAATATAAGGACACAGGCGAGGACATATATTTTGAAATGCAAATATCTAATGATGATCCGACATCTGCAGTAGGCAGACAAACAATGATATTGATTGATTGCAATATTGACGGCGGTATATTGGCAAAATTTGACGCTGACGGTGAGTATTTGGAAGAGGATATGGAATTTACTTTTGAAGATTTCAAAATGCCTGAGTCTTTCAAAATGCTTGCCGGTATGCAGTAGGATTCTTATAAGCACCTTTTAACGGTGCTTTTTTATAAAAATTAAAGGTAAGGAGAAACTATTATGTCTGATTTTAGCAGATTTATGAAAGAAAATAAGATAAAAAAAGAAAATAAAAGCTATGTGGCGACAACTTCGCTTACAGACGAAAACGGCAATCCTCTCGTATGGACGTTTAAACCTATAAGCACGGCACAACATGAGGCTATCAGAGAAAGTTGTATGGAACAACAAGCAACTATCAAGAGTAAAAAGGATATACCTATGCCTAAGTTCAACAGCTCTAAATATATGGCAAAGTTGGTGTGTGCATCGTGCATTGAGCCTAACTTGAACGACAAGGCACTGCAAGACAGCTACAGTGTAATGACTCCTGAGGAGCTGATAAAAGAAATGGTGGACTCTCCGGGTGAATATTCGGACCTTTGTGATTTTGTACAAGGGCTAAGCGGATTTGACGTAACACTTGATGATAAGGTGGAAGAGGCAAAAAACTGATAAATGAAGACAGTATGGCTATGTATGCTCATTACTGTCTTCAAAAACTTCATATATTACCCTCGACCTTTGATGATTTGGATATCAATGAAAAAGCATTTATTATTGCAAGTGTAGATATAAGAGCCGAGGACGAGAAAAAATTAAGTAAAAAATAGTTGCCTAATATGAAAATATTGTGTATTATAAGGATGCGCAATATTTTACATAGGAGGGATATAATTATGTTGAAAAAATTAATTTGTGTTATGATTTGTTTATTAACTCTTGCATCTTATGGATTTGCTCAGACTAAAAAAACTGTACAGGACTCAACTCCGATTTTTAGCAGTGATTTTATTGATACAGTTGACATATCGAAACTGTATGCAATAAATGGTACAGGTCAATATAAGGGCAAAAAATTGTTAAAGGGATTTAAGGGTCATAGTAAATGTATAATATCATTTACAGGTAAGTATAATTCATATTCAGGTTCAGTAGAAATCAAAGGCAAAACCTATTCAAATATGCAAGAAACAATTAGTTGGACGAATGTAGAGGGAGTAAAGTTAAAATCTACCAGAGGAGAGTTTTACGAATATTTGGACGTGGCAATTCCTTTTTATGATAAGCTTAGAAACCATAATGAGTATACATACTCTCAAGAATGGTTTAATGATAAGTATGGAAAGTTGTATGAGGATTATTTCAGATATAATTATGAAATTGAAACGGGTACTGAATTGCTGGAGCTTTACATGGAAAGTATAGACCCAACACCTAAAGTAGATAGATTTAGTATGAGAGATATTGATATGAGTTTTTTTGATAAAAAGGAAGAGCCTATTGATTTAGACGGTATTAGATAATGTACTTTGCAAAACTGAATATATTTTTTAAAGACACTGTAAAAGGTGTCTTTTTTAATGCAAAAAATTTTAAAAAAATCTCTTGACTGATACGTATTAAGTACGTATAATATACTTTGTAAGGAGGTTGTATGGCTAATACAAAAACTTACAAAGAAGTGGTAAAAATTATTTTAAATAACGGTTATGTTCTTGTTAGAACAAGTGGTTCGCATGAAATATATGTTAAAGACGGTATTGCATGTCCTGTGAAGTGTAACAAGAAAGATATACCGGCAGGGACGCTTGCTAATATTAAAAGGATAACAGGGCTAAGTTTTTAGCCCTACCACTGAAAAAAGCGGGAGGTTTATATGGTTAAAGAGTTTATTTATCCTTTTATAATAAGATATGAAGATGGTGTATATTATGCTAATTCCACTGATATAGATGAATGCTTTACTGACGGGGATAGCATACAAGAGGTAATAAGTAATATCGATGATGTGTTAGAGGCTATGGTGTCTTATTATATTGAAGAGAATAAGACACTTCCACAGCCTAATTTTGAAATAGAAACTAAGGGTAAAATCTATATTTCTAAAATAAAAATAGATATTGATAAGTTGAAAAATAAGAGCATAAAAAAAACTCTCAGTATTCCTAAATGGATAAATGATGAAGCTATGGAAAAAGGTGTCAATTTTTCTAAAATTTTACAAGATGCCCTAATTGAATATTTAAAATAAGATATTTATTTAACCACTCTGATTGTAGGGTGGTTTTTTAATGGGGAAAAGGAGGTGAATAAATGGCAAGTATATCAACTACGATTACAGCGGTTGACAGGATGTCGGGTCCACTTAGACAGATATACCAAAATGCAAGAATCCTAAGAAATGAGCTTGAAACCATAGGAAGACTATCCTCATTAAATAATGTAGGAGCTTCAATGAATAATTTAACTCGAAATGTAGTTAATAATGTAAATATTATAAATTTACAACTTAATCAAGTAAACAATAATATAAGGGACGCATTTAACAGTTCGGTTGTCAATAATTTTAATCAACAAGTCAGAGAAGGTCAATCAGCTGTTGGTGGATTTGAAGGAAAAATAAGAAGCCTTGTTGGAGCTTATATTGGGCTAAGAGGTATTCAAAAAATAGTTGGGTTATCTGATGCTATGGCTTCATCTTCAGCTAAATTAAGTGTCCTTGTAGACGATAACGGAAGCGTTGAAAATCTGGAACGAAAAATATTTGCTTCTGCTCAAAGGTCAAGAGCAAACTATATAACTACTATGGGGACAGTGGCCAAACTTGCAAATAATGCAGGCGAGGCTTTTGCAAATGGAGATGAAACAATACAGTTTGCCGAAAATTTGAATAAGTTATTCGTAATCAACGGAGCAACTCAAACAGAAGTTGCGTCCGCCTCTCTCCAATTAACTCAAGCATTAGGTTCAGGGGTGCTAAGAGGAGAGGAACTTAACGCAGTATTTGAGGCGGCACCTGCCGTGATTCGGA